GTTCCGTTAACTGTTGAGTTAGCTGAACTTGCTACAGCATTGTTAGATGCTTGTGCAAATCCTGACAAATAACCAAGTACGTCTTGGTCGTAGTTATCTTTCAGTCTGTATCCTGCTCTGTCACTTGCTAGTTGAGAGAAGTTTACATGACTGTGAGCCTCTTCAATATCGTCTATCTTAAAAGCAAAGTAGTTTGCTTTGTCAATAGTCAATGTGAAGTCTTCATCGTCAAGGTCTTGAGGCTGTACGTTTGCACCTCTAGCATATTCCTTGACAGTGATTTCTGGCTCTTTAATTATTTTTACGGAGTCACCCATGTTGGCAATTTCACCAAAGTAATCTGAATTGGTGATATTTTCAACAACGGAGTTCTTCCTGAAGGCTAACTGAACCTGCTTAGAGTAAATAACTGGGGAGAAATTACCATTAGGCAGATTACCATAACCTGCTGCAGTTTTAAATGCCATTTTTATCTCCATTGAAATAAACGAATGTATGTCTGAAACATACGACAGATTTCTTGTTATCGGCTAATAGTATATTGAGGTTGTGCGTCTAGTAGCTATTTAAACGCAGGCTCATACCATCAGGTAGGCTTCCAAGGTTTTTAAGGTGAGTGTGAGTGTCCTAGAACTAGGGGTCACACGTCTAGTTACATATAGTTATACTTATAAATAACTATTTGTCAACACTTTTATCTAGCAGAACCCGATACATCATATACGAAGTTTCCTGCACGGATTGACTCCATGATTATATCTGAGTTTTTCTCATATTCTTCTGCACTCATGTTCTGCACGTCAGATTCTCTTATCATGTTAGTTTTAGTGTTCGCAGTTGGAGCGTTCTTTTCAGACTTCGGATTAACTGCCATAGCAGCACTTTCAGTGTTCTTGACCTTATCTTTCTTATCAATACCTCTGTCTGCCTTGTATAAGTCAATAGCTCTAGCGGCTGATCTTGCGTCTTCACTATTTTCATATAAGGCATCTTGTACCCACTTTGGTTGCTCTTCTGCCCAATCATGAAAATCGTCACTCTCTCTTATATCTGCAAAGTCTGGATGAATCTTCAGCAATTCTACTTCTGCTCTTTCTTTAGTAGCTTTTGCGTTTAGTTCATCTATCTCTATAATTCTTTTTTCTAATATGTCAGATTGCTCTTTAGCTTTCTTAATAGCTATTGTCTCTACAATCTTAGCCACATCTGGGTATTCTTTTGCCCATTCTTCTATTTCTTTTTCTGTCTTTGGAAGCTTAATCTCTTTCTTAGTTGCTTTTTCTAGCTGAGATTTTAAGTCATCCAACTGCTTTTGAAACTCTCTTTCTTTTTCTTGGGAGTGTCTACGTAAGTCTCCGTATCTTTTTTTGAAAGTTTTTTCTTCAGCACTCTTCGGTTCTTCTTCTTTTTCTTCTACCACTTCCTCTTTAGTTTCCTGAGTGGCTTCTTCAGTTTCACCAAGTGCTTGTTTTTTTAGTAGCTCTAACTCTTCTTCATCTTTTTTAATTCTATCTTCATGAGTAGAGGGTTTAGCCATAAATGCTGCTTTTTTTGGTGTAGCATCTACCACCATTTCTTGTGCTTGTTCAGCCATTTTTACTCTCCTAGGGTTATCGTAGCCATTATTGGGGGATAAGTAGCTAGTATGTGGATTATTAACGTGAAGCTAATCCACCTCGCTTCATCTTCTTAACTTTAGGTTTTCTTCTTAAAAGTCCTTTATTTGTTTTATACTTTTCTCCTACAAAAGCACCTTTGTAATCACCACCACCAAACGCATCAGAAAACATCCCTGAATCATCTTCAGTAACAGAACCAGTATCCTCAAATCCACCACCATCATCGCTTGGACTGTCATAAGATTGTTGTTCATCTTCATCATCACTATCAAACATACCTGTGCTAGGAGTAAATGATGTAGGAACACTACCTATTCTATCGCCCTCTTCTTGTTCTTGTTGTTCAGTAGCATAATCATTATACGCATCTTTTTCTGAATCTGATAACTCGTTGTATGCATCTGTTGCAGACGTGCTAACGTCAAAGCCTAAGAATGATTTATCTCTAGTTTTCTTCTCTAGTCTATCAGCTATGTCTTCACCTAACTTAGTTACTGTGTCGTAATCAACTTCCTTATTAGTAGTTTTGTCAACATATGTATTTTTGACACTATCAAAGGCTATTGTGTTTTTATTTAGTTTATCTAAATTATTTATATTTTTAACAAAATCTTTAGCAAACTGCCCTGTTACATCATTTTTTATTTTCATAAAATCTTCAAAGGAAACAGTCTTAGTTATATTGCCTTTTGTCATATCCACAGTAGTGCCTTTTGGAGCTTTACCACCTATGATGCCCGGCAATGAGGCTATACTTGCTATGCCGGGCAAACTTCCAGGAACATTGTACTTTAGGTCAAATGTAGTTGCACCTGTTTGTAGTCCGGGTCTATTGGGGTCTTTGTCTCCACCTATTGATAAAGTGGCTGACGATACTTTCGCACTACCACTATCATCTCCACCAGTATCTACAGGTTTTACTTTAGTAGTTTCTGTTTTTGTTGTATCATCTTTTTTAGTAGGTGATATACCAGTATCAAGTGTAAATCCGTCTGCCTCTAACTGTGCTAACTGTGCAGGGTTTAAAGGTTGACCTGTTCCTACAATAAAAGGAACAAATCTTACTTGACTGCCTTTTGTATACTTTCTACTTTCTGTTTTTACTTGACCTGTAGAAGACTGTGGTAATAGTGACTTAAACGTAGCTGGAGCATACGGAGTGACACCACCCGGTGTATACATCTGACCCATATTAGGATTATACAGATTAGGATTATTCATAGTTGTAACTTGATTAGGCATAGCTGTTGGGTTGCCCATAGGGTTAGGCACTACACCACCAACTTGCATTTCTAATGGATCATCTTCCATGTCTAGATCGTCTATAGTAAATGGTATGTCATCAGGAAGTGTTGCTTCATCAGAATTACCCATCTGACCCATCTCTTCCATTTTTTGTAGTCCTGCCTTAGCTCTTTGTCTTAGCTTCATTAAAAAGTCTAGACCTAGGTATCTTACAACATCTGCAGGAAAAACAAACTCACCTTCACTAAGTCTAGCTGGTATATCATCTCTTACTTCTTCTTTTGTAGATCCCGGTGGAACTTCATTGCCTGATTCTTCATCTACTTCTCCACCTTCATCTTTTAGTCCACCCTCACTAAAAGAATAATTTTTCTTTAATAGTTTATACAACTCAACAAAATTTTCTTTTTCTTTAAGAGACAGGTCGTTTATTTTTCCTGAAGTTAACATTTTTGTCATGTTGTCAAATTGAATTTTTCTAGCATCTTTTTTTTCTTTTGCTTCTTTATCTAGTTTACTAGTGTCAATAGAAGTATCGCCTCCTTCAAACATCTCCATTTGTTTTGGTATGCCACCTTTTTTAAATCCTACACTAGGGTTTTTCTTGAGGTCTTCCTTACTTACTACCGTTTTTACACCTCTTATTTTATCTATTAATTTAGCTCTTTTTTCAGATTCTTCGTTTGGTTCGCTTGGAGGATAATATAATAAATTTCCTGGATTGTTAATAGCTTTATCAGGATTAGTTTTAAACTCTATGATTGAATCATTGTAACCCAAAACATTTGGATCAGCGGCCATCTCACTAACCATTTTCATGTCATCATCAGGTCGTTTTTTAGGAAGCTCTTGTTTTTGTGTCTCTGCTTTAGCTATATCTTTATCTTTTTTCTTCGCCATTTACTTCATCCCTTAGTAGTTTTAGTCTACGCAACATGGCTATTGAGCCTTGACAAGCGTATATGATGTGCATATCTTTTGCCTGTTCCATTGTCTTATGCTGTTGTTCTATCAGCACATCAATGTATTTATTCAGATGGTGTTGGTGACTGACCAGCGGCTTGAGATTGCTGAGTATCTGTTTGTCCACCTTGTGCTACTCCCGAAAATCCTTGTTCTCCAGGTCTAGGAGCTTGTCCTGTACCTATCGTTCCCCCACCTACACCTGTTGGGTCATTTGGATTAAGACCTGCGGGTGGTTGTTGTTGTGGCATATCCCCTCTAAATTCTTTTAGTAACTCTGCTTGTCTTGCTGCTTCATCCATGTTGTTAGTAACTTTGTCAGGGTCTAAGTCCATAGCTTTTGCTATTTCACGAATGATAAAGTTAAACTTAGCAAATGGAGCAAGTGCAGGATTAGACGCAGTTTGTAAAAACTGCATAAGTCTTTGTGATCTAACTTCGTTAGCCATGAGACTTTCTGTTCCTCTTGCCTTGACTTCTAGATCACCTCTTATTTTAGGGTCAAAGTCAAATTGCATATTAAATCTAAATAAACCTTCGCCTAAAGGTTTTAATAAATAGTCATCTATATTTTTTATTACAGTCTTTATACTGCCACTTGCAGCATTCATCAACATAGATATACCTGATGCAGTTCTACCCACACCTGTTACACCCGTTTGACCATGAGCAAATGATGGAAAGCCAGTGCTCTCGTCTGCTAATACTCTTGCTTTATCAAACAACTGCATATTCTCATTTGATACGTTAGGGAACTTAGTTCCAAATATAGCTTGACCCGGAGCACCCCCTTGTCTTCTGAATATCTTTCCCGGATATACAGATAGATCTTGTCCTGGTACTAGGTTTGTTTCATCTACTTCTATGAGTAAGTTGCCTGATAATACTGCGTTGTCTACAGCCATTCTCATAAAGCCATTCATTAGAGTTTGTGTGTCATCCATATTCTCTGCTAGACCAACACCAAAGAATGAGTACGGATTTAACTCGTATGGTGCGGCCATGTAAGGTATCTTTGCAGGTTTGAATGGGTTTAACACTGCTCTTAGAACTCTACCACCACATACCCAAATATTAGCTTGTAGTTCGTCAAAGTCTTGTAGTTCTTTTGGTATATCTACTTCTTGTTCTTCTAGCATTGCAGTATCAATCATACCCCAATACTCAAACACTTCAAATCTTTCTACATAGTTTTCTTGGTTATAGTCTGTTAGATCGTCTTCCCAATACTTCTTTACGTAGTTCTCTCCATCCATGATAACGCTCTCAATAACGTTTTCTCTGAAGAATGGTCTACGTTTTAAAGAACGTAACTCTGTTCTTGACATCTTATGTCTTTCAATAACGTATTGTGCTTGATCTATATTTGTAGAGTCAGGGTCTGGATAGAAGTTCCAAACAGACACATGACTTATCTGTGGTGTTGTTTTAAATGTAGGATCATACTTGCCTTCTGTATCCCAATTAGGATATTCTTTATCTAAAGCAAAAGGTCCTTTCATAACTCCAGTTCCAAACAGAGACATCTCAAATGCAGTGCTTCTTAAATGTTTGTTAGCTCCTGATTCCTCTAGTTGGTCTGTTATTTTCTTTTCCATACTTTTTGCTGCAACCATCGCAGGACTGAACGTGATCGCTGTCGGAGTTTTACCCACACCTTCTTCAAGGTTTTTAATTTCCGACAAATCATCTTGCAAAGGTCCAAGCCTATCAAGTAAACTCTTTTCAGTAGAGCCTTTAGGGAGTTCCATGCCATCACCACTGAAACCATAAGGTGAAGTGATTGGAGAATCTCCACTAAGCTCTTCAGGTTTTTTCGGATCAAAGTTAACATCTTTCGCTACTCCTTCTGGTAATGTTGTAGGTTCTATGCTAATGGGAAACTTATTTCCAGCAAACAAAACATCAACTATTTGACCATAAGCAGCCAATGTTTTTGTTTTAGTTATCTTTATAAATACTCTAGATTTTTCTGCTTCAGTAAACTGAACATCAGGACCATAGATTCCTCTGTAGTTTCTGTAAGCTCTTGTCCATCTAAGTTCATCTTCATATCTGTAGTCTTCAGACTTTTTGAACTTAGTCATTACATAGTCTGCTAATTTAGAAGCTGAAGAGTCATCTTCAGTGTCGTTTTCCTTAACGTCATTTAAAGCTATTGCTTCTTCTTCTTCTAATAAAATATCTTCTTCTGCCATATTAATATCCAAATGTTGCGTCTGCTACAGGCATACTACTTTTTGGTCTACCTATAGGGTCATAGTCAAATATACTAAATCTAGGTCTTGACATAATGCCATATCTTAATGCGTCATAAATATGGTCTTCTGCTCTAGTATCCACATCTTCAGGATTCTTTTTATCTAGAGGTATTGCTGGTAGTTGTGCTATACTATTCATACACGTATTAAAAAATACCATTCTTGGCTCTTCGGTAAACTCATCTATCTGTAGTCTTCTATGTATCTCGTTTTTACCTGATACTCTACTACCTTTACTTCTATCAGACGGTCTAAATCTACAACCTCTTTGTATCATCTGTTCAGCCAAAGAAGGACCAGTATCGCCACGTTTATGCCAAAGAGAGCTATCCAAAACCCCATACTTAATATTTCCATCTTCAGACTCTAAATCTAGTATCATATCTGCCAAATCTGTGGCAAGGACTTTGCTAACATACAACTCTCTATATATAATAAGTTGCTCATCTGGAGAAACAGCAAACCACAGCACAGCACTATAAGAACCATAACCATAGTCACAAGCACGAAATTTAACCCAATTTCTTGGAATGTCAAAAGGTTCAATAACGTGAGTATCCCTACTAAACTCAGTGAAAGCAGCACCTTCTTTAATATCCCAATCACCCTCAAGCAACTGTTTACGTTGGTGTTCAGGGAGGGATAGAAGCATCGCTTCGTAGTCTCCTTGACTTGAGAGATATGGGTTGTCAGATAATCTAGCAGGTATGAATCTTCTTTTGAAAAGTGCTTCGCCTGCTTTACTATGCCCATCAGGATATTTAAGAACTTGTCCTGTCTCAATGTTTGTGGCATCAAATGCTCTTCCATAAGGTGCTGGATCAATAAACATCTTCTTAACCCATTGATGACCCGGACCTCCTGGGTTAGTTGTCGCTCTCATGTACACTGGTAAATCAGCGGCAGTAGAACGTAGTCTTGACCTCATGTAGTTCCAAGCAAATGGTGTTGCCCACTGTGTTAATTCGTCAAAGCCTATCCAACTAAAAGCTAAACCTTGATATCTTAATACGTCATCATCTCGGTCTAGGTAGGACATCCACAGTCTTGCACCTGATGGAGCTACCCATTGCATCTTTCTCTCTGACCACTTTATACCCTTGTATATTTGAGGATATAATTCTCTTGACTTCCAAACTAATTCTCTTAGTTCTTCTGTCGTGTGTCTTAGTAACAATCCACTAAACTGTGGATGATTCATGTAACGTAGTGGATCTGCTAACATGGCATATGATTTACCACCACCTGCTGAACCACCATATAGAACTTCTCTTTCGGGTGATGCCAAGAACTCTGTTTGAGGACCTTCGTTAGGTCTAAAAACGATATTGTGTTCTTCTTGTGGTACAGCCTCTATATCTTCAACGATACTAGGCTTTTGCACCCGTTCTTTCTTCTTCGTAGGCTTTCGCTTTTTGTATTGCCTTTTCTGCCCATTCAGTCCATGACTTGAGAGTTCTAGCTTTGTTCTTACGTTGTCGCTCATTTATTAATCTTTTTCTTAATCCTACATGAGATATATCTCTACCTGTTTTTGTTGTCAACCAATTTGCAACTTGTCTGTACGAATATTGCTTTACATACTGTCTAGCAACTTCTATGGCTTCTAACTCAAAAGGTATAGGGTCAAGTAAATTAGAATCTTCTTCGTTAACCTTATAACCAAAAGGTACTATTCTTGCTATACGTGGTATCTGTATCCACTCTTTATCTTCTTTTAAATCTGTTGGCTGTGGTAGCTTCCACTTACCTAAACTTCTATTCATTTTCTCTTTTTTAAATTATCCACGAAAGTAACAGGATTCGCATATTTCTTAGAGGCTAGTCCACCCGTAGATTTTTTTACAGGTTCAGGATCTAAACTTGTTATGTAGTCTCTTAGTCTGTCCACACCCCCAGGACCTGTTGCGTCTTCTTTTACCAATTTTAATTCTTCTGCACCAAAATTAAATTTTATAAAAGGTCCGTATTTTTTTAAAAGCTGTGCTTTAGTCATTGTATTATAATCTACCATTACATTATCCTTTCTTTGGTGGTAATATCATCACACCACCCGATGCTTCTACTTGTACCTTCTCAGTTTTAATTAAACCTACTCTGTCAAGTAATTCTTTTGCTGCACCGAGTTTATCTCTAATACCTAACTGTGTTGGGTCATCCATACCACTAACCATAGCTACTGCAGCCTTGGGTGCGTTTCTACTCATGTATAGCTGTGTAGCTTCCATGATCTCATCTTTCATGGATGCAACAACTGCTGATGTGGATGAGTTCTCAGAATATCCTGCTAACAACTTAGCTTGTACAGGGTCTCCATTAGCTTTGTCAAACAAAACTTCTAGAAACAACTTCTGTCTATCTGTTAGTTCTCTACTCAATGTGGTATACCTTGTGTTAAAACTCTGTCTATTAAACGCTGTGCTCTGTTGGGTGTCTGTCTGTACCAACGTGAGTCTTCCATCTGATTTGCCATTTCTTGATAGTCATTGTTGTTTACTGCAGCAATCATGTTTTTAAATTTATTTAGAGTTGGTCTTCCTAATTGAAAAGACATATTTGCCAATACTCTTTGTATCTCTTCGGGCAGTCCGTCAAAGTCATCAAAGATTTGTTTACAGTCGTTTATAGAAACTTGTATATCTCTTTCAAACCAATCATTTACTTGTTCGTGTGGCACAGGGTATCCTATAGGTTTACCATAGTAATCTATATCCGATTCTGTGATAAGATGCCCTATACCCCCCGTTAGATGATTTTCTGAGCATAAATACAACTCGTATTTTATTCCCTCGTCATTAGCTATCTCGTCTTGCAATGCCACTAAGTTCATTTTAATCTTTTCCTTTTAATCAACAACTTTTCTTGTATTTGAGTTATAGGACCATTTCTGCTACCACCACCTACTTTTAATATTTTTGCTGCAAGTTTTTTTGCTTCAGCTATACTTTTTACGTGCATCTTGTATACTGGTTTTTTTTCATCTGCAGCAAATCTCTTTGCTAACTTTATTTGTCCGGGTGATAATAAACCTTTTTTTATTCTTTCATTTTGTATCTGTTTTCTAATAGATTGTGGAACAGGTTTTTTTGTTCTTAGCTCAATTTTATTTCCTAATTTATCAGCAAATGGTTTATTTTGTATTGAACCAAAACTTTTTCCATCTTTATCCTTGATAACAAATCCTGTATTTTTTCCCCTGCCTATTTTTTTAAACTCTAACTCACTCATCGCCTAAGTCCTAATTTCATTTGTTGTTTACGTATTTCTTTTACGTGTAGATGCCAAAAATAGTTTCCCACTTTACTAATTATAGCAGAAATCTTTAAAAATGTCAAGGCTTTCCAACTCATTTCTTTTTCAACATCTTAGCTGCTTGTCCTACACCCTTGATACCAAATGATGCAGATATGGCTATATATAACAGATACTGATACCAATCAGGTAGTGTAGCTAATATCTCAAAGCCTTCTTTTACATATTCTCTCATGCCCGGAATAAAGACTAGTATAGCAGGAGCTAATAGCACTACTAATGCAAACTCGTCTTTCCACGAATCCACTGTAGCATCTGCCATCTTACCTTCCCACTCAACCTGACCTGTTGCAACCTTTTCTGCAACAGTAGCACGAGCCTTTGCCTCTGCAACTTTAGCTTG